GCAGGTTAACTAAGCTTGCTTTCCAATTTCTCAAGAAGGGATCTTCTCCATCTTGAGGACCTATTCTCTATTGGCAACACATCGGGGTTTCCCTCGAGTATTGTATAGAGATTTGTTCCCATAATGCGACTCCACTGAAAAAGTGTAGGAGCATGTTTGAGAACAAGGCTAAGAGATCTCAGGTCGAGATCAGGTATCTCAGTCAACCCATTATACTCGTGGGTTGGTTGGATATCATTCGTCACCTTTTCGTTATAAAAATAACGATTTAGGTGATTGTCGTAGCCCATTCGGTAGCTTCCTGTCAGAGGTGATTTCATGTTGAGATATTTTTCAACACGAACTTCTAACGGTGACCCTTTCGGGTTAAATCCAAGACCGCCATAGAATTCAGGTATATCTGATATTTTAGATACAACTGCTCTCTGTCGCGATCGAAGGATATGAAGCCCCCGCTCACCAAGAAGTCGCATTACATCAATAAAATTGTCGTCAGAAACATGGCGCCATTTAAGTTGAGGTAAAATGTCATCGTGGAAAATAAGCTTCCCAGCAAATTCTCCACAGAGGTTTGAAGAAATTGTTTTTGTCTCAGAAACGGGACATTGCAATACTTCTAGGCATCTGCGATACTTCTGGTTAAGAGAATCATCAAGAAGGATTACGTCGTCTCCTAGAATGAAAAAGGCATTTTCATGCTTAAATCCATTCAAATAGAATAGAAGTAATCCATGAGTGAGAGCAAAAGAAGCAAACGAGGGATACAATCCCAAAGGTTGCCCTTTAGTCCAACTAATGGAATCCCCTTGGAAATTCCAAGGTGATCTCGATAACATAGAAAACAACCCTATGTAATCATGGCGGGAAACCACGCACTCTTTCAGAACATCTATCTGGAGTGACAGAGGAAAATAATCTGTTGCCCCCGATAAATCGATGCAATGAACTTGAAGACTCTTAGAGAGGTGTTCCTGAACTACCAGGTTAGCTTTTTCCTGCGCATGGGTGCAATCCCATGGTAACTGAGCTAGCTTACGGTACAGGACATCTCCAAGCGGTTTAAGCATCGCTTGGTAGACTCTATTCGGGTTTGCAACGGCACGCAACTTAAAGCCGGGCTCCTGAATAAGGCCAATTTTACCAACCCAATCATACTGATGACCTTTGATAACATGGCTAGTTCTAAAACCATCGAAATCATCGATAATCCGTGTTGACTGGAAGGAACCTGATTCTCCATCAAGCACTTTGTCTACAATAGACTTATACTTTTGACGGATAGTTCTACCTGTTTTTGACAGGTAAAGGGTCAAGTATTGAGAATTCCAATACTCTTCCTCAGGATATGTCTTCCCATTCCAATGGGGGACACGCTTTCCGGTACTAGGCTGGTAAACCCAGTATGGGGTAGGATCTCCTACTTCAAGACTACCAACAACCTTGCGGGCTGCTTTCCGGACACCCTCTACTATATCATTAGGTAATGGTATAGGTTTGCTTTGGACACCGTCAAGAAATTTCTTAAGCTGCTTCTCAGTAGCTTCGGGAGACACCCAAACGGTATAAGCTCTCAACAAAGTTGATACAGAAAACCGCATCTTCTTTGAGGAATTTGAAAGCTTAAAGAGATACCCAATCACACCAGATGGTAAACCATCCTTAGTTTTTGAGTACCACTTTCCTACAGCTGGTAACCCGGATTTGTATCGGATCCAATCGATATAAATGTCTTTACACCGGGCCACCGTCCATTCAACACCACTGTTGACCACCCACCGATTCACATCGGTGAAGTAGTCTTTAATGATGCTGTTTGGTATTGGTAAAGCAGCTGCATAGCAACCTGTCTCTCCAATAGACCTTTTCAGGACCTCCAATTTCTGG